AGTAGCTCCTTTCATCGGACTACCGTTATCAGAATGTAAGACTAGTGGTTTTGCCTCTAGTGGAACTAAATTTCTTACTCCTGCTTTATCTAAAGTTGGGTAGTACAGCTGAGTACGGTAGTAATCCACTAGTATTCGCTGACCATCTCTATTAATCAAATAACTACTAGATGGCCTATAGGCATGAGTACTTAGGAGAGGTAACGGGTACTGGCGGAGAAGTCTTTACTAATGTGAAAATTAGAAAGATTACAGACGAAGAGATTAAGCGATTTGACAGCGTAAAGAGAGGCTTAGACTTTGGTTATGCATCAGATCCCCTTCACTACGATGTGTGTCACTTTGATAAGACTAGGAGAAGGCTGTATATCTTCTTTGAGATTCATAAGGCAGGCATGAAGAACCGGAAAGCGGTAGAAGACATTAAGAAAGAAAATAAGTACAACGAGCCGATTACAGCAGATAGCGCTGAGCCTCGAACGATTGCTGAGCTTAAGGACTTAGGGTTAAGAATTGTTGGAGCGAAGAAAGGCCCAGGTAGTGTAGAGCATGGAATTAAGTTCCTTCAAGACTTAGAAGAGATAGTAATTGACAAAGAAAGATGTCCCAATACAGCAAGAGAGTTCCTTAATTATGAGCTAGAGAAGGATAAAGAAGGAAACTTCAGGGCTGACTATCCCGATAAGAACAACCATAGTATAGATGCAATTCGCTATAGTCTGGAAAATGAGATGAACTATAACAGAATAGACTTCCTAAAATAAGGTAGGTGAAGCAATTGATAACCTGGAACGAGCTTATTAAGCTGAAATTAATTACTACAGCAAATAAAATCATGATAACTGACAGCGCAATTATTAAAGATCTTATTAATGAGCATGACACTTCTAAGATGGTTGAGGGGCAGAGATACTATGATAATGAGGCGGATATATTATACCGCAAGCAGTACTATTACAGAGACGGTGTCAAGATAGAAGACAGCACAAAACCCAACCATAGGATACCTCATAACTGGCAAAAACTTTTAGTAGATCAGAAAGTATCATATCTGGTAGGTAAGCCTATTGTGTTCCAATGCAAAACGCAGAAGGAATACGAAGATAGGCTTAATTTAATTTTAGGGGAAGAATGGGACGATACTTTAACAGAGTTGGCCAAGAATAGCTCTAATAAAGGTGCTGAGTGGCTCCATGTGTATATAAACCCCGAGGGCCTTTTTAAGTTCATCATCATTCCAGATGAAGAAATAATCCCTATTTATGACACCAGTCTGCAAGAGAATCTTGAGGCCATATTAAGATATTACCTGGTGAAAGTTAATGGAAAGGATAGAATCAGAGCAGAATGGTGGACAAGAGAAACAGTTACCTATTATATACAAGCTGATAGTGGCGAGTTTGAGCTAGATGATACAGAACCTGTTAATCCAGCACCACATTTTTATTATAATGAGGTAGGTTATGGCTGGACAAAAGTACCGTTTATTGAGTTCCACAACAACCAAGAGCGCAACAGTGACCTTAAGTTTTATAAAGAGCTCGTTGATGAGTATGATCTTAACGTCTCAGATCTGGCCAAAAACCTAGCAGATATCCAAGAGATAATAACAATCCTCAAAGGATATGAAGGCACAGACTTAGCTGAGTTCAAGGAGAACCTGAGGTACTACAAGGCAATCAAAGTTTCCGGTGAGCAAGGAAGCGGTGTAGAAAAGCTAGAGTTGAATATTCCAATCGAGGCAAAAAAAGAACTCCTGGACCGGTTAGAAGAGAGCATCTTCTTATTTGGCCAAGGAGTAAATATGAAGACTGACCGCTTTGGTAATAGCCCTTCTGGTGTAGCACTCAAGTTCTTGTATTCGCTTCTTGATTTAAAGGCTTCGGTTATGGAGCGAAAGTTCAGGAAATCAGTCAAAAGGCTTCTTTGGTTCACCACAGAGTACATTAACATCATTGATAAAAAGTATTATGATAATACCGCAGTACAGGTTACCTTCAGAAAGACTATGATTACTAATGATAAAGAGAATGTAGAAATAGCTAAAGAAAGTAAAGGGATTATTAGCGACGAAACTATAATCGCTAATCACCCATGGACTGAAGATGTCACTGAAGAATTAGACAGGATTAAGAAACAAGATGAAAGCCCAGATGGATATGGGAATCTTGGTGGTGAAGTAGATGACAGCACCGCCAAGTAACGAGTATTGGCAAAAGAGGTTTGAGAATCTCACAGAAGCCTTACTAAAGATAGGCGAAGATGAGTATAGGAATTTAATAATCGAGTATGACAGAGCCATTTTTAACCTGCAGAGAAGCATCGAGAACTTCTATTATCGATTCGCTGAGCATAACAAGGTTATTTTTCAGATGCAAAGAGGATGCTAGACAAAAGGGAGTTAAAAGAGTTTCAATGGACTGTTGAAGAATATCCAGAAGGGTAGAGAGAATGCCTTAGACCAATGCTGGCAGAAAGAGTTGGAGAACGCTTCTACGCGTATTCGTATGAGCCGGTTACAATCTCTGGAGTACCAAATTAGACAGCAGGTTGAAGTTATTACAGCTAGAAGGTTAGCTGGTATGGCCAAGGTAGCCGAAGACATCATTGAAGAAGGCTATTATAAGTCTATCTATGAAATACAAAAAGGCTTTAATATCAGCGATACTTTTAATGTGCTAGAAAAAAGTACAGTTGAGAGTATAATTTCCAAGCCCTGGACTCCAGACGGTAAAGACTTCTCTGCACGTATTTGGGAAGACAGAGACAAGTTAGTCAAAGAGCTAGAGAAAGAGCTGACCCATTCGTTCATACGTGGAGACGCACCAGACAAGGCTATTAGCAATGTAGCAAAGGTTATGAATGTATCGAAAAAGAACGCAGGCAGGCTCGTAATGACGGAGTCTGCTTACTTTGCTAGTGCTAGTCGTGTGCAAGCGTATAAAGGGTTAGGTGTTGAAGAGTACAGAATATCAGCAACACTTGACTTACAAACTTCAAAGATATGTCAAGAAATGGATGGCAAAGTTTTCAAAATAAGCGAATATCAACCTGGTGTAACCGCTAACCCTTTTCATCCTTGGTGTAGAACATCAACAACTCCATATTTCGAGGGCAATGTAAAGAGTAGATTTATGAGAGACCCTGGCACAGGCAAAAGTGGTTCTACGGGTGAGTATATCATCTACAAAGACTGGTACCAGAAATATGTAGTAGATAAGTACGGACAAGAACAAGCGGACATAATGCGAAAAAAGTTAGAGAACGAAACTAGCGACTTCAAGCAGTACCAGAGATATATGAAGCTCTTGGGCAACGATATGCCTGCTAAATCGTTTGCAGAGTTCCAAGAGTTAAAGTATAATAAAGTTGATGAGTGGAAGCAATTACAAAGAGCATATAGAGCAGTTAATGTTGACAGCGCTAAAGTGTTTGAAACCGCCAAGAGCGGCGGTAGACACAGTGGCATTTATAACGACGCAATGAGTAAAACAATGAACCAATTAGATAGAACAATTAGAAGTCATGAAAAGCAAGTTAGCGAACATTATAAGAAAATCACTAACCCTGAAAAATATGATATAAATTGGAGTAATAAATCTCAGGTTGAAAAAGATGGCCTTTTACGCAAATGGGAAAAAGATATGACACGAAATAAAGAACAGGCAGAAATTGAAAAGCTGGTGAGAGAGGAGCGTGGCCAAGTTGAATGAAAAAGAAAGCGGTTTAATCAAGGATGTAGTGAACGAATTACTCTCCGAAATCGAGGCTATTTATAATGAAAAGGACGATCTATATAAAAAAGGGCAGGTATTGGCTTATGCTAACACTCTAGGGATTATTAAGGGGGTCTTGCAAGGCTACGATCTTAAAGAGTATGGTCTTGATTTTGATATAGACAAGAAGTACTTAATCTAAAGAACATAAAATAGCTAAAAGGTACTTACCGAAAGCGGTAGGTGCTTTTTACATGGTAAAAAAGAGGTGGTGAAAAGGTTGGAGATTGGAAGAAGTCTAGAGGCTGGAGATTCCGGAGCTACTAACAGAATAGAACGGCTAGAAAAAAGAGTGGCTGAACTTGAGAAACAAGCTCAAGAGCAGCCAAATATTGATAAGATTGTTAAAGTAGTGGAGCGTGCTATTCAGAGCAGTTTTGCAGTCTCTTGTGGTACTCGTATAGCGTTGTAGTGATTAATTTTGATACAGTGTCTAGCAGGTCGCTTAGGACTTCTTTGTCTTTGATGTTTGGGTTGTGTTGTAGAAATTTGTCTAAAGCTACCTTTTGGAGATTATCAAAATCAATGTCAGTCAAGAATATCACCTCCTTTCACGCTTTTCTTCGCTATGAAAGGAGATTACTCCTTATAAACACCGCAAGGTGTTATTTTTATCGCCTTTTTGGTATTTAGGCGTAAAAGAAAAGACAAAATTAAGGTCGCAACCTTATAAAAAAGCGTAGATTTGAAAGGACGGATTGAAAGATGAATAAAGAACAACTAATGGAATTAGGTCTAACAGAAGAACAAGCTGAGAAAGTGTTAGCTAAGTATGTAAATATGATTCCCAAGCATAGGTTCGATGAAGTAAATGAAGAGAAAAAAGAACTTAAGAATCAGCTTTATGAAAGAGACGCTCAGTTGAAAGAACTAAAGGCTAAAACATCAGGTAATGAAGAGCTTACCGCTAAAATAACTGAGCTAGAGAAGCTTAATAAAACTACCAAGGAAGAATATGAAGCCAAGATGACTGCACTTAGAAAAGAACAAGGCTCCTTGTTCTGACACTCCTTTCTTTAGCCTTAACACTTGGCGTTCGCTGA